TGTTCAAGGATCTTGACAGTCTCGGACAGTATCTTATCGAGTATCACGGGTATGACACGTTTGTACTCCCGATAGTAAAAGAATAGGCCCAGTATTGGGGTACCGGGCCAATGATCCGCGCGTCTATGTTAACAAACGATGGGTTGCGCTTAATTACAAGATAACACGAAACAGAACAAAACTCAATAGGAGGCAATATGACACTATACGAACTTACACAGGAATTTTTGAACGTTAAGGCTCTGCTTGAGAACGATGAGGCAGACGAAAAGGTTATCAATGACACTCTGGATGCTTATCTTGGAGCAGACATTGATGAAAAGGCCGAGGGGTATGCCATCGTCATTAAGGAACTTGAGGGAGAGTTGGCAAAGTGGAAGGTCGAGAAGGACCGTATCGAGAGACATTGCAAGACTCTGGACAACAACATTGAGCGCATGAAAACTCGAATGCTCGATGCAATGACACAGATGGACAAGCCGGAGATCAAGACCGAACACTTTAATATCAAGATAGCAAAGAACGGTGGACAGGCTCCGTTGATGTTTGTTCCCGATGCTCCGATTCCGCAGCAGTTTAAGAAGTGGGAGCCGGACAGGAACAAGATCCGTGAGGCTATCAACTTGGGCGAGGATGTTTCCTCATTCGCTTACCTGGGCGAGAGAGGTACACATATCAATATTAGATAAGAAAGGAGAGTAAAAACGATGGGAATGCCTGTTTTGGTTTATGGGAAGTCCGGGAGCGGTAAGAGCAGATCGCTTAAATTCTTTGGGGAAGATGAGATCCTGCTCATCAATATCGAAGGCAAAGAGCTGCCATTCCGCAACTCTTTTAAGTACAGATGCAGAACGGACTCCACAGACACAATTATTGAGCAGATAAAAAAAATGCCGTGCAAGACTGCCGTTATTGATGATGCCGGATATCTCATGACACATCACTTCATGAATAACCACAGGAACAAGAAGGGCAATTCGTCATTCGATATGTATGATGATATCGCAGATAAGATGTATTTCCTTGTTCAGCGCATCAAGACCGAAGTGCCGGAGGATGTCATTGTCTACATTGTACTGCATGAAGATACAAACGACATGGGAGATACGAAGATCAGGACTATCGGCAGGCTGATAGACAACAAGGTTTGTCTCGAAGGTATGGTTACAATCTGCATTCGTTGCATGAGTGACAACGGCAAGCACTTTTTCAGGACACAAACAGACGGATTCGATATCACAAAGACACCCGAAGGGATGTTCGATGAGAACGAAATCGACAATAATTTGAAATTCGTTGATGATACAATCCGCCAATTCTACGGATGGAAGGAGGAATAGTGGATGGGAATTGCCTATCTGCCAGACGGATCACGGATGGACTATGACAAATATATATCCTCACATCCGCATTGGCAGGCGGTCAGAAAAGCTCGTTTTGACTTTGATAATCATGCTTGTGTTATCTGCCATAAGAATCTCGATAACGAGAAATGGGAAACGCATCACATGAATTATAACCATCTAGGCAACGAGCGTCTGACTGATGTAGTAACAATGTGCTGCAAACACCATACAATGTTCCACAACGTTTGGTGCAAGCAGCGATTCTGGAAGGGCCGGGAGCCTAACCATTGGGAAACGTTCTCATTGGAACATACGGCAAAGATGTGTTTGGTCTATTACACCGAAGATCGCTATATCAGCAAGAACATAGAAAATCCGAATCTGTGTTCACTCGATGTGGCACGGCAGTACATAGATCGGTACTTCAAAGAGTATACTCCAACACCGAATCCCGTAATTGATCCGAACGACTTTTCGCTATTCGTAAGGAACAAACGATATGAAATGTTCTTTGATGCGGAAGAACGCGGACTCACAGTCGAGCAGTTTTTGAATGAATGCTTTGGCGAGAAGGTCAGAGGCAAGAATCCGCTCCGGCAAGAGGCAGGACGGAAGAACGGACCATTCGACCATGAGCCAAAGAGTTTCCACAGACACTACTCGGAAAACAAAAATTTGATGGTACTAATGCAAGAGGTTTTAAGAATTAAGGAGGAAACAATATGAACAAACCCAGCAATTATGAGCAGACACAGGCAGGCGGAGATTTTACTCCCGTTGATCTCGGTGGACATTATGCGGTTATCAAGAACGTTAAAGAAATGACCACAAAGAACGGCGATCCGATGATCGTTGTATCGCTCGATTTTGACAAGAGAGACGCACAGGCAGACTACTTCATGGATGCTTACCAGAAGGACACAAGAGCCGATAAGAAGTGGCCTAACCAGGCAACGAACTACATCACAACCGAATATCAGAATGCTTGCACGAAGGGCTTTAAGTCATTCATTAAGGCATTTGCTGATAGCAACGGTATTGATGAGAACGGCATCAAGTGGGGCGATGATTTCTGCTCACAGTTTAAGAATAAGAAGATCGGTGTTGTTTTTGGCAACGTTGAGGAGCTTTACAACGGCGAACAGAAGATGCGTAGGAAGATCCGTTGGTTTTGCGACTATAACAAGGTGCCGGATCAGAAGATTCCTGCTGATAAGTATCTTCCCAACAATGCAGAATCATCAAAAGACAACAGTTTCGTAGATGTTCCTGCTACGGCAGAGGAAGAAATTCCCTTTGATTAAGGTTTTAAGGTGTGAGGGGCTTAATGCTCCTCATGCCGGAAAGGGTAAGTATGGCAGCAAAAGGATTTATCAAAATTTATAGAGACATAGAGGATGATCCCATATGGACAAGCAGAGAGCCATTCTGTAAACGTGCAGCTTGGATCGATCTCACTCTTATGGCTAATCATGCTGACAAGACCATTTATATAGGAAATCAGACTCTCACAGTTAAGCGCGGTCAAAAACTTACATCAATACGGAAACTTGCTGAACGATGGCATTGGGGAGAAAAACGCACTTTGGCATTCATAAGACTACTAGAAACTGATGGAAAAGTGTATAGGACAAAGACCTTAAACGCAACACTTCTAACCCTAGTAGATTACGACAAAACTCAAGGTCAAGGAAACACCAATGACCGAACGACCGACTCAACCACCGACCGTACCACCGACTTACCGACCGACTTACAAACAAGAATAGATAAGAATGATATAAAGAATGATTTAAGAAAAAAAAGAATATCGCCTCCGGCGATTGAGGATTTTTGATTATGAGGAACGATGGGATTGTTAACACAACAGAATTACGAAAGGCAATATCGCAGCTCAAAGCAGACGGGGAACTGTTTGAGGTCCGTATCATGGGCGAACGCATAAAACCCATAAGCGGATATTTTACCGATGTTGAGACTCTGATAAAGGCATTCGATACGGTGGATCTACGCAGCACGAATGTATATATCACTCTGAATCCTCCGCTTGATGCTCTTTATAGCAGACAACAGGCCGACAAGCTCATAGCAGCAAAGCAGACAACGAGTGACAAAGAGATAGCCTGGTACGAATGGTTGTTTATCGACCTCGATCCGATCAGACCAACAGGCATATCGAGCACAGACGAAGAACTGCAAGCAGCAGCAGAAATGGCACAGAAGGTATATGTATATCTGAAAGGTCTGGGATTCGAGGAGCCTGTTAAGGCATTCAGCGGAAACGGATATCACTTACTGTATGCGATAAAGATAGGAAACACCGCAGAGAACTCGCAACTTATTGAACGATGCCTGAAAGCATTGAGCAATATGTTCAGTGATGAGAAGGTCAAAGTCGATACGGCAAATTATAACCCGTCAAGGATATGCAAGTTATACGGCACTCTGGCACAGAAGGGTTCCAGTACCAAAGCAAGACCACACAGAATGTCTCGCATAGATGGGGACATTAAGGAGCTGAAACTTACATCGAGAATATACCTTGAAAAATTAGCCGGGGAGATACCTGCTGAGCCGATTAAGCCCGCACAGTATAACAACTATGCTCCGAGTGAGTTTGACATCATTGATTTTATGAATGAGCACGGACTCACATACAAAACACAGTCCGGGGACGGATGTACGATATACCGACTCGATGAATGCCCGTTTGATAGCAGTCACAGGAATGGAGACAGTAAGATCTTCCATTACAACAACGGAGCCATAGCATTTAAGTGTCATCACGACTCATGCTCTGGTAAGAAGTGGCAAGATGTCCGCATGAAGTATGAGCCGGATGCTTACGAAAAGCAAAGCGAGGATTTTGACCGGGCCATTGAGGAAGGATGGAAACGGCACAACAGAGACCGCAAGAAAAAGGAAATCAATGTTGAGAACGGGGCTATATGGGAAACACCGCTCCAAGTTATCGCAAAGCCTACACCCGATAACGAGTACATCAAGACGCATATTACTGTTATCGACAAAAAAATGCACGGACTGCTCAAAGGTGGTATCAGCTTATGGAGCGGACTCCGAGCATCGGCAAAGTCAACAGTATTATCGCAGATAGCACTTCAAGCGGTTAACGATAATCATAACGTTATATTCTACTCCGGCGAACTTACGGACAAACGTTTCGTCAGATGGCTCATTCAGCAAGCGGCAGGCAAACAATATGTCACAGAGTACAACAAGGATGATAGCAAATTCTATTTTGTGCCGGATGAGATAAAGAAACAGATCGCTAATTGGATAGGAGACCGACTGTTTATTTACAACAACAGTTATGGCTCAAACTATCACGGACTTATGACAAAGATAGAAGAAAAGATACAACAGGATAAGCCGGATCTGATTGTCCTCGATAATCTCATGACAATAGACATCCAGGAACTTGACCTTAATGAGTATCGAGCACAAACCGCTTTGATGGTACACCTTGCGGACCTTGCGAAGAAGTACAACGTACACATAGCACTTGTAGCACATCCGCGTAAGACTATCAGCTTTTTAAGGCTCATGGATGTGTCCGGGAGTGCCAACATCAGCAACCTTGTAGATAGCGCATTCATAATACACCGCGTTAACCATGACTTTAAAAAGGGATATCTGGATGAGTTTTGCAAGAAGGGCACAAAAGAAGAAGATGTTCCGCTCTTTAACGGTACGAATGTCATAGAGATAGCCAAAGACCGAGAGGAAGGTATTCAGGACGAATTTATTCCGCTTTGGTATGAGATCGAGAGCAGACGGATACTTAATAATCAGACAGAGGTTATTAAGTACAAATGGACATCGGAATGGGCCGAGCAGGAACAGAACGACCAATTTATGGAGGAGGTACCGTGGACATGACAATGACATTCATAGACAAAACAGAATACATCAACAACGACTTTCGCAACTCATCCCTTATCGCATTGGGAGATATGCCAGGGACGAGATCAGGAGCGGACGAGTATTTCGACAAGGCAATTAAGGCAGCATCAGCGTTCCTATTACGGTACCGTGGCAAGGGCAGAATGATCGAGCACTACGCATACATTCTGACTGCTGACTTCATGGAGAGCATAGAGCGCGAGTACAAGCGCAAATTCGGTAAAGGAGGCAAGGCATGAAAAAACGAATAACATCCGACATGATAGTTGAAATGGTCGAGCTGGCAAAACAGGATGTCAACATCACAGAGATAGCTCGCAGAATGAATCTTGACCGAACGTGTGTACATAAGTATTTGCGAATACATTACCCGGACCGTATCTATCAAAAGCACAAGGAAGTGACCGCAGAGGAGCTCGATACCATCAGAACTATGTATCTGACACAGGGCATGACTCCGACAGATATCTCACACGCAACGGGTATCAACGTAGGCCGGATCAACCACATTCTGACAGAGTACAACATCCGCAAACCGAAATACGGAGCGCATGAGATTTCGTCCAGTCACGTTAAGATGCCCGAACACATAGACGATCCGTTGTATTACCCGGAGCGGAAGGCCACGATCAGACCGTAT